ATTAATGCGGGTACGTTGCTTGAGCCGTTGCTTGTGCTTAGAGCATCAGGACCGTTGCCGGTCGATCCTAACCACGTAGCCTGCAACGTCGCCGAGCGAAACCAGTCATTATATATTTTTACGTAGGCGCGAAATGGTAGCGCTGAGACAGGTACATCGTCAGGGATTGCAAGGGGAGGCAGTGTGAACATATCCCACAATTTACCGAGACCGGTATTGGATGCATCAGCTGCATTGACGATCGGAATAGTGAAGGAGATAGAATCGCCAGGGTCCTCTTGAGCACCATGAAATTTTTCGTGGTTGACCCAAATTGTACGATAAGGCACAAAGAACGCGAATGTTTCGAAGTGCAGATTGTCGAGAATAGGTTCTAATGGAGTCGCAAGGCGCATGAAGAATGATGTTTTTACGTTGAACGTGTCGCCCGGAATTATGTCAATTGGTTGACAGATTGGAACGAGATCGTCGGCGTCGAACGCCGTTTTGTGCCCGTGAGATAGATTGAAGGTCGAGCGTGGTATCGACACGCTCGGAGTTTGAGAAAAGTTATGCTGTGATCGCATTAGTCGGTTCCGCCGTATGACCCCTCAGGGTCTTTAAGTTGTTGAGATTGAGTGATTGCTTCTAAAGCAGTCCAGAGAGATTCGTTTTTTTCGTTTTGTATTTTCCCATCAGTGTTATCCCAGATTGCGAGACGAAAAAGAGTGTAGTGTTCAGGATGTTTGGAGATAGGATTGTCAGCGCCAGTTGCGATGTCTTGGAATTGCCGACGAACTTCGTCGTCAGAGTTGCCAAAATGAGGCGAATCGTAAATGCCGGCGCATGAGTCATAGATTGCGTAGAGTTGTTTTTTCATGGTTTCCCCCGACCTTTTACTATGACCTTTGTCAGTATTTTTATTTCCGCAGTAAGCTTATCGCGCTTATCCACTGCGATGTCGCGTTGCTTAATTAAGTCGGTGATAAAATCTTCAGTTTTCATTAGAGAGTCCTTGTTTGTCGAGATTGTTTTGCCCGAGCGCAGATATATTTGTCGTGTAAGCGTTCGGGAGTGAAGTCGGCAGCGTGTGCCGAGATGAATTCTTGCCGAGTAGCTTTGATTTTTTCCAGCATTGCTGGATTTTGTTCGGCCAAGATATTCGTATAATACCGGGGTACAAGTTGTTTTTCTGAATGTCCCGGTATAGGAGAGGTATCCGATGGGAATATGTCCGTATTGAATTTTTCATAGAAGCTTGCGCCTAGACCGGCCGGAAATTTTCGGCCGGTGGACATGCGACAGTATTCTGGCAATAGCCAGTAGGCTTCGCCGTATTGGTCGCATCGGAGATAGTGATCGTGGGCTTTGTCGCCCGTGATTTTTTTATGGCAGTAGCCCGCCGTATAAGCGGCGTTGTCGAGGGTGAGTTCACTAACGGTTGTGAAACCGTAGGGCCAGTGAGATTGGAGTTCTTGAGATTCGTAAGTATAGACACCCTCGTCGTCTTTCCAGAGATATTGGTCATGGAAAGTGTGGTTGAAAATACAGATGTGATAGTGAGGCCGTTGATTCTCGTCGCCGTATTCTCCGCAGTAGAAATAGCGGATCTTATGATCCGAATTCGCTTTGCGTAGCGAGCGGATGAATTTGGAGACGTGAGAGGGTATGAGCTGGCCTTGGGGATGGATATGATGTCCGTCTTTGTATTGTTGCTCGGTGCAGGCGCTGGCGTCGCGATAGGTAAGAGTAGCCCACGAATTGCCATAGTTATGCTGGTGCATACTGGCTTCGTGAGCGATGCGGATTGACCACATGAGAGTGTAATCCACGCGACAGCCAAGGCACTGACCGCAAGCCACTTCCATTTCTTGGAGCGTGTCTTTTTTGTTGAATTTGAGGGCTCCGGTGAATGGGTCACGGTAGCCTTTCAATGGTTTGTAGCATGGCATTTAGAGACGGTAGCCGCCACGATTAGACGGTGAGCGGGAATTTTTTCGATGAGAGCCGGAATGACGTTTGAAGTTTCGGCGTGAGGATTTGCTTGACATTCGTCGTCGCATAACAAGAGGCCTTTTTGTAGGTGGATGCGTCTTTGACCCGTTATACAGGTTTTTACCTGTTTTTGTTGTTTTTTTAGTGCACTGGCCTGTGACTGGGTATCTGTATGTCGCTAACTACGCGCTGCTTCGTATGTGCTCCGACAGCTAAAGCCGTCACAGTCCAGTTGAAGTACGACCCCGAAACCAGAGGCTTTTCGGGGTCGAGTAATAGTCGTTCGCTTTGCTCACTATAGTTTTTTTAGGCGGATGGTGGGACCAGTCCGCCAGTACAGTGTCTAGTAGGTCTGTACAGGAAGCGACTTGAGTCGCTTTTAGAATGAAGAAGGCCCCGTAAGGGGCCTTAGTGCAGCTTGCAGGAAGGGTTACAAGGACGTTAGCCGTCTCCTGCAGGCGCTGCGGGTTCCGCTGATGGTGTAGCGGGGGTAGGTTCAACGACAGGCGGTTGTGCGGCCTCTAACGCGGCCTCAGTATCCGCGTCGTTGATATTTGGAAGTTGTTGTCCGGGCTTATCGAGAAGCCCGAGTTTTTCTTTGAGATTGGCAGCATTTGCAGGGTCGTTGACATAAGCAAAGAACGCTGCCGGAGATTGGCCGAATTCTCGTCGAAGTTCGGCATTGAGGTCGTCGAAGATTTCGCGACCTCGGGTAAGCAGTTGAGTTTGCTTGTGAAAGTCGAAGTCGGAGAAGTCCGCATAGCTTGCAGCATGTTTATTAACGTGCGAAATGGTCCCGGTCTGATCGAAACGGGCCATGATTTTATTGATGTCGCATTCGTCAGCATGACATTGTTTTGTGCGACCATCGTCGTATTCGAGGTCGGGTACTAGTGCGAGCAGTTGCGCTCGAGATTTTTTACCAGGTTTTGAGTTGTGAAGTGCTGCGATGCGTAAAGACATTATTTTTTCCTCAGGTCTTGCTGTTGTTGGGTAATCGCGAGTCGAATATCGCGAAGAGCTTTGTATAGGTGATCGGGAATAGCTGCGTCCGCTTTAAGCAGACGAGACTTTTCGACATTAAGGCGGGCAAGTTGGCCCGCCAGGTCTTGTAAATTTGATTCGCCTTTCGGCTGTTTACGGATCAATGACGAAGATGGGCCGATAAGCGATTGAGGCGCGCTTTCCGCTTGGCGTTTGCCGGTGGTAGGTTGATAGTTCCCGCCGAATCCGCTTTTGAAGAAGTCGAAGATAGAGCCGATGCCGGAGCCAATTTGGGCTCCGGGTTCGATAGCGTCGGCTTTGTTTTGTGCCAGGGCGGTGTTGGCTTTCAGATTTTTAATTTGAGCTGCGAGCATTCCGCCTTTTTGCCCACCTTCGGTGGCAGCGGCTCCAATGTTTCCCATCTGAGCCTGAGCGCCGCCCGGCGACGAAGCATCATGACGTCCGGCGAGTATAGGATTGAGGCCCGCGGTTTTAAGGTCCGCCATGCGTCTTTGAATAGCGGTGTTAGACATTCGTTCTTGAAATTCACGATTGAGTCTCGCTTCGCGTTTGTTTTCGCGGTTTGCGCGGGATTGGCCGAGGGCGCTAGATATTGCGCCCCCGGCGATTGCTGCTGCTGCCCAAGGAAATGGCATTAGAGACGAGTCAGGCCCGGTACGCCGAAGGTCGGCAGCGGTCGGGCAGCTTTTATGCTGTGATAGAAGTCCGCGATCATATGCGGTTCAGTTGGGATCGCGATTGCGCGATCCAGCGGCGTTGTCGTGTTTGACAGGATAAAGGTGGCACCCAGAGCCGGAAGTGTTGCGAAATCCTCGGATAGGTGCCAAGAAGCGAGCGTGCCGGTAGTGTCGACACCGCCAGAAGTTGCAGGCCGCATAATGTTAGTAAGTTTTGACGAGAGGAACCGATGTTCATCGTATCGGCCCGTATAGCCGAATACCAAGTCGTCAGTAGCGGGTGTACCGGTGCTGGTAATCCATATTTCCGAGTTGAGAATTGTTTGCTCGCCGATGTTTACCATTTCGGGATATACGAAATCATAGCGTGTAGATTTTGACCAGTACCGGTCGACGCCTTGCGAATACGAAAGGTCGGCGCGAAGATTACCGAGAATGATGACGACGCCGTGTTCGACGAAGGATTTTGACCAGGAGTGTGTTCCCTGGGCAGTGCCGATACCGGCGAGATTGCCGAGTTTGTCTTGAGCAGCCGGAGAAGTCGGAGTAGTTGAAGCAGTAGCTTGAGCGATAGGAGAAATGTTCACGGCGGTACTACCGCCGCCGAGATATTCCGCACGTTGTAAGCGGAAATCAGGAGAGGTTACGCCCCATCTGGCTTTGAGCGATTCGACGTAGCGAGTGCCAGCTCGGGCGTCTCTTTCGAGTATGTGTTGTGTCGCGAATGCAAGTCGGACGTCGTTGACCGTAGCGGCGGTTGCGTCGGTAAGGTTTGCGAAGAGTCCTGCGGATGCGACGGTAGGATCGTCCATGACGAGTTGACCGCCAGCGGTACCGTCGGTGTCTAGCGCGTGGAAGACGCCAGCAGATTCTATGGCGTCGTTTACGCCGACAGTGCCGCCGTCGACCGCGAGTGAGTAGATAGGTGCGCTGGTGCCCAATGGCATAGAGACGGCAGTGCCGCGTTGTGGTGCAGGAAGCGCAGATGTGAAGTAGTCAAAGCGTTTACCGCGTTTGAACATTAATGCGGGTACGTTGCTTGAGCCGTTGCTTGTGCTTAGAGCATCAGGACCGTTGCCGGTCGATCCTAACCACGTAGCCTGCAACGTCGCCGAGCGAAACCAGTCATTATATATTTTTACGTAGGCGCGAAATGGTAGCGCT